TGAGCCAAACCATCCAAAACCATAATTTTTTCCTTGTGTATAGATAGTAACCGTACGTTCATTAGCTTGTTGTGTAAGCGTAGTCCTGAGAACTAAGCGTTCTTGTTGTTTAAATTCTGGCATGATTAATTGTACTGAATCAATATCCATACGATCTTCAAATATCTTTTTAGCAGCACCATAAGCTATGTATTGCCACCATTGCTCAAGGTAAGGTACATCAGTAGATTCAATAAGCTCTGTAGGTCTTACATCAACTTCTATTTGAACTGCATACGTTTTATCAGGCACAGGCCTAATAGTAAACTTATCGTCGTAATATAACATACATAATGGTTTTCCAGGCTGATATAATATTCCCTCAAACCAAATAGGTGCCATAGTTTGAGTAAGGCTAGGGAAAGTAATAACATATTGCCCTGTTACATAATTAATAAAATTAGCTGGATTAACCGTTGTGTCATAAGGAGGCGCTAATGGAACATTCGCTTGAGTAAGGTTACCTATTGTATTACTTATAGGAATATCAACCATAACCATCGATGTGCCATTAGTATCGAGACAGTTAAAATTAACACTACGCTGTAATATAAATGGTATGCCATCTCGTGGTGGAATAACTCTTCCTACAAAAGGTCCTGATGAATTATTTCCGCGCAAAAGAGTATCAGCAATAGTATTGGTTTGTGGATAATATCCATAAAAAACTTCACGTTGTTGTGTATAGAAAGACTGAACTCCTGCTATAAAAAGCGGTGGATGAACAGCTATATATTTATTACGGAAATTATAAAGAGGATCCGTTACAACTGTAGTATTAGTATCATAAACATCAACACCTGGTTGTGTATAAAACGTAAGTAACGTTCTTAAAGAAAACAACCGTAGGTGTTCGGGAAAATCATATAAAATAAAAGTATTAATGTAATCACGTAGCTGATTAGTTGTTAATTGAGATTCAGATGGGCTGCGTGTTAATCTTCTTACTTTGGTATATATTGCTTCTAGGGTAGAATTTGCCATTACTAAACTCCAATCCTTATGTATTTATATTAATCTAGCGGATAAGGAACGCCATTCAAAACATTTTGTGTTGCTTGAGTCAAAATACTATTAATTTGTCCCACAGGAACAACTTGAGCTGGAGTTCCAAACGCTCCCGGTTGATAATCAGGAACAACAAAAGCATCAAAATTAGTTGTATCAATATCAATAGTAAACTGAGTATCATTTACTTTAGTAATTGTACCAGATAATTCATTTACTTGAGTCATACCAAACCCATCAGGAACATATAATCGTGCAATTAAACCAGTAGAATATTGATGATTTCCTGGATTTATGCCATCAAATGTTGTTGTTACTAAAGCATTTTCTTCCTGAGTAATAGAAAGTATATTTCTCATAGCTCGTTGGAACATAGGAAATTGCTCAGCATAATAATTGGGAGTATTTGGCATAACATCTTCCTTTTATGGTGAAGTAGTTACTTCCACTAAATTAGATGGATACATATCAACATCATCATCCATATACTCTAATGAATGAAATGCATAACGATGAACTTTTTTAGCAGCTTGATATGTAGATGTTTGAAGTCTTCCATCAGAACTAACACCGCCACGAATACCTGTTTGACCATATTCACCTGGCAAATGTTGATATTCTTTATAAAAACAGTTGTTATTTAAATGACGCGCAACTCCACGTGGCAATGTATACCGTTCTCCATCATATAATTCGTATACTTCGCTTTGTTCACCCGGATAGAATTTATAACTAAAAATAACAGAACCTCGACCACCATTTGTTGCAGGGTTTTCCAGGTTTTTAAAAATACCGGTAACCATTTCAGCATCGCGATCACGCATTTTTCTTATTTGCTTAGCTAATTCTTCACGAGAAATCTTTTTTTGATTCAATGGTGAAGATTGGGTAGCTGTTTTAATTTCTGGTTTATTCATGATCTTCCTTTTAATATTTTATCAAAATAGGAAAGAGGGGTACTAACCCCCTTTCCTATAATTTACCTATTGGTTGTCAACGTCGAATGATTTACCAGCAACCCAGTAAACCACATCTCCATCAACACCTGCAGGAGAATTAACACCACTTTTAAGCATAATACCTAAAATACCGTCATTTTCAGTTGCACCGCTGAGAATATTAGCATTTTCAGCCAATCCTACCGCAGTGTTTTCCCCTATTGGAACAATCTGAGCTGGAGTAAATCCAGGAGCAGTTGTAAGAGGGAATGCAAATGCATTAAATCCGGTTGTATCAATATCAACAGTGATAGTATTTGTTATACCATCAGCATCAGCTTGGTTAATAGCTACAATAGTCGCTTGAAGACCATTGAGCTCTGTCATACCAAAAGCAGCTGCCGTAACTGTTGGAACAATAAATCTAACCTCTTGACCAACTTTGTAGTTGTGATCAACAGATAATGTTACAATAGCCTCTTCAGCTTGAGATACTTTGGTAATATAGCGAGATGATGGATAGAAATAAGCATCATATGGAATTCTTCTGAAAGTACCTGCACCAGGATTGGCACTTGCTATTGAGGCCATATATGCTAATTCAAAACTAGTTATTGGTATAATACTATCTACAGTAAAATCTAATCCACCGAGTTGCTTAGCTCCCACCGTAGAGAATATACGAACTACATCTCCCGTACTTAACGAAGATGTGTTAGCCGTATTAACTACAGGAGGGTTACCATTGGTAATACCTGTAAGAGACAAAGATGGTCCAGGGATATTAATGGTAGTATCAATTAAATAAAATCCAGCATTAGCAGCAATTTGAGAAACCTGTAAAGCATTGGTAACTGATGTTTTAGTATAAACAGTTCCACGACCTTGAGGCATACCTAATTGCCAATAAAATTCAGCACCAGTATCAGCGCCAGCGGCATATGATACTGTTGCATTTTTAACCCATATCCAATCTACACCAGAGCGCAAGCTTATTGTTACACTTTCACCTTCTGATACAAATCTTCCTTGATTAGTTCCTGAAAAAACAACTGACATAGTATTCTCCTTATCTTAGCGTACACCGCATATTGGTTATCCAAAGATCATTAAGAATACGCGGCACTTCTGCAAAAACATAACCGATGGTTACATTTTGGAAAAGCGGATCAGAGAATACTGGTGGTCTGTACAAGAATCGTGCAGAATAGTTATCTTGTTCAACACAAGCTAATGCTTCCATACCTTGTACAAACACGTTGTAAACATTATTTCCTAATGCAGAAGCGTTAGGAGTAACTGATGCAACAGAGGAAAGCATAAAGCGAACGTTATTAACACTACCCCACTCACTTCTTAACACACGGTTATCATTTGGATAGTTCCATTTTGATATAAATCCGTTAATGTTGTTCAAGTCAGCAGCAAGTCTTGTATGCCCTAATGCTAAATACGCATCACGAACAGGACCTGTACCAAATTTATCTTCACCGCCGATAGTATCTAAAATCATCCATGCATCGTTTGTTAACAATGTAGAAGTAACTTCATCAATATCAGAAAGAGATAAATCAGTAGGAAGATCTCCATTGTTACCACCTGTACAGTTATAGATAGAAGCGGTTGACGCTAACATATCACGAGTTAACTGATCTTCGGTCATACGAAGAGATAAACCTAATAATTCTGCTGTTTCATTTAAAACAGGATCTTGGTTTTGAAGAGTTACCTGCTGATTGATTGCTACATATAATCCATAAAATGACATAGTGGCATCAATATCAACGCGATTAAGGGGTGTTGCTGGCGGTGTTGCACCACTTGGCCCAAGAGGAACTGGTGATGTTGGCAAACGATCATAACGCGCCATACGCAACGTTCTACCACCTTTTGCTGGTAAACGTTTGGACAATGCACCTAATTTCATAATTAAGTTCGGTGTTCTCACCGATAAAAGCACATCATCAAACGTTTGCTGCACAGGAGCTGGTAGGGTATTTGGTGTAGTTATCATACACGTACTCCTAATATACAAACATATAATATTTATTGTTGAGAAGGTGAGTGTGACGACTACTCATTTCGTCAGATATGTAGAGTGGCGAACTCTCATACGCCGATGGTTGATGAGACCGATACATCTGTAACTAGCGAAGTTACGGTACGCTGACATTATTATATACATGAAAAAACAGAATAGACAATACATTGACCGAAGGGCCCCAGCAAAGGTTAGCTGAAGCCCAGTTACAAATACCCATACTATGATTTATAGCGTTTTGCTTCTTCAACTTGTCTACGTAATTGCTCTTTACGATCTTCGCTTAATATACGTCTATCGTAATCTCCAACACGTGTTAAAGGAGTATCTCCAGATTGAGGAGAAACATTAGCTGCCGACCGAGGTTTTGATCTATTCTCTTCAACTTTTCTATCCAGTTCGTGATATGTATCATGAACTAATCCACTTGCTTTGATAATTTCGTACGCAGCGTAACCTTTATCATATATATCATTATTGGCTAATATTGTACGATATAATGCCGGTTTTTGCATCTGTAATTTTTCTAAGTTTTCTTTACTCACTACCGCATCAAAATCACTAAACTGACTTTTTAGTCTTATCTCTGCTTGAGTAACCGATTGTTGTTGATGATACTCTTCAAACTGTTTTTTTGTGTTTTTGAGCTCTTGTTTAAGACCTTTTACATATTTTTTAAGATGCTTACCCTCAATATATGTATCATCACTCAAATCAAAATCATCATCTTCATCCATTAGTTGCATCTTAGTTGATTGCTGTTGTTGAGACATATTCATCTGAACCATACGCTCAAGTTCTAAAGCTCTACGTTCAGCAGCTTCTGCTCGCTCTCTTAAAATACGCATACTGGTCTCTTTAGGAGATTCTTGTGTTGGTTGAGCTTGTTGTTGTTCAATAACAGATTCTTGCTCTTGTGGATAAGTGTGCTCATTTAATTCATTTAACTGATCAGACATATGTCATCCTCCTTATTAATCTTAATGACTGCATCTCTTTTTTCGCCATTTTCTTTTTTAACCCATTGAAGTAACTCACCATTTTCCATGAGTACAACAAATTTGGCAAGATCTGCAGTTTCTTTGTCTGCTAAATATTTTGCCTGATTATTTAATATATGATAGTACAAAATTGAATCTGGTATCGACCAAAGAAATTCCAGTTCAGATGTAAAATGTTTATATTTCCACACTGATTGTTTATATACCGGCGTAGGACAAGACTTTCTCGCTAAAGGTATAATGCGGGGCTGCCTTAAAACACGATCAGCAATAGTGATAAGGACAATATAAAAATCTTTACCAATATAACCATCCTGAGTCTTTGCCTTATCGGCAGTGCTTCTTAAACGAGCCATAATATCAGGTTCCATGGCACGCCGATATTCTATAATATCACCTTCAAGGTCAAGAGATAAATTATCATGTTCTTGAATTATCTGACCCGCCAACTTGTCTTTTTTCACACATTCCCCTTTTTATCTGTTTGTTGCGCACGTACAAAAAGCAACACATTTCATAAAAATGTTGATAAATTCGCATAAATCAGATGTTGCATTGCATCGCAATCATAATAAAAAAGCAGAATAATATCAAAAATGCACTTTTATTTTAAATTTATTCTTTACTGATTGTGCAAATACTGGTATCATTTTTTTCATATAATTACACAACAGACAATTTTAAGGGAGGCGCATTCATGTTTTAACCACAACATGTACTAACCACAGTGCAGTTTTTTTTCGAATGTTCGTTTAGTATTTTTTATATAGTTTACAAGGATTTTTATGAAGAAGATTCTCGCTCTTTTATTTATTCCACTATCAGCATTTTCAATGGATTCATGGTTTACTCCTGCATCTACTGGCACACGTTTATTAGCAAATGATAATAAAGCTGTTATTGATCATCGTTCAGTACACATGCCGCATAGCTTACAAGACGCGCAATTATATCACAGCAAAAATAAAGGATTTGTTGTGATTCAGCATGCTAAAAAACATGTTATTGACCCAATGTTGATGGATAGAACATCCAGAAACATGGATCAACAAGGGTTAAAAAACTTTTTAGTACGCGGGTATTTTGCTGTCAACCAAACCAATGATGGATCATTTACACTCAGAGCTTTACCACGCGAAGAAGGTGGCGGAGTTCTTGGCGCTGTTATTGGTGCTTTTGTAGGAAAAATGGCAGTTTCTGTAGTAGGCCATGGAACTTTACTTATAATTGCAGGATTAACAGGTCCAGCTGCACCTGCAACATATCTAGCATTAGAAAGCGCATTCGGGGCCCAAATTGAACTTGCTAGTATGAAAGGTGCAATTGCTGGTGGTATGATTGGTGGTACCGTTACTGGACCAGTATAATATTATGATCTATTGGTATGAGCAAGTATTTTATGGATTAATAGTATTTGCTTTAATCCAGTTATTTAAGTTCTACTTTTTAGGTAACGAAGATATTGGTCTCGTGCTTATTAAGTACTTAAGGAAAAAGAGATGACGCAGTTTCAACACAATATGGTAGCTTTGATTGTTTCATTTATGATATATCAAATTATTTACCATTGTGTTTTAAAGCATCATACCGTCGCTAAAAAGAATATGAAAGAAATGTCTGACATTTTTGACGAATACTTTTAGCACCCAATATAATATCCCCCTGCCGCTAGCGAGGGGGATATTTCTAGATCAATAGCTGTAAAAGGAGTTAATTAAAACAACTATTTCTTAGATTTCTTGTGTTTCATACGTCGAGCTTCAGAGAGGGCAATAGCGATTGCTTGTTTCGGATTGTGAACAAGTGGCCCTTTTTTAGATCCGCTGTGTAACTTATCTTCTTTAAACTCATGCATAACTTTTTCTATCTTGTCATGCTTCCTGATTATCTTATCAGCTTTTTTAATTTTTTTCGCTGCTTTTTTTACCATCTTCTTTGCACAAGATGAACATTTCTTTTTCATACTTAAACCTTTACATAAAAAAAGGGAGAGTTTTATATTCTCCCTTTTATATTACTGAGACATTGAAGAATCGCGGAACCACTCTCTCAACTTAGCATCTGATGGTTTTTGTTGATTGTCTTGACGCTTTTCTTTTGGAGTATTGAGTATCTTATAAGCTATCTTCATGCATTTCTTATTAGGGCGTGGTGCTTGAGCCATTGTATACTCCTTAATGCTCAGGATTAATATTTTCCTGGGCGCATTTCAAAATGCAAGTCTTCGTAATCTTCATGCATTTGCTTTTGAGCACCGTAGAATAAATCATCTACATAACCCATATTGTAGTTCGCCGCTCGTGGCCAGTATTCATCAATTACATTACGTGGAAGTAATGCAGGAGCAGATCTATCTTCTCTAATCATAGCTCCATCACGCGCCATCATCTTACGACTTTGTTTATAGCCTGCATAAGATTCACGTGCTTCAAGTCCACTTACTGTATTAGGAACTGGATCGCTGTTATCATAACGACGCTTCATCATTTCTCCATCATGATAACGCGCTGAATCTCTGTGATGCATTTCTCTATGATGCTCCATACCTTCTCGCTCATGGCGACGGTCAGCCATTGATTGATGGTATCTTCTTTTTTTTGCCATAACGGCTCCTTTGGTAGAAACTGCGCTCATAGCGCAAGGTTATATAAATAACCTCTAATCTAACCATTAAATTAGAGGATTGTTCGACTCATGCTGCTTAAGCATATTCTGCAAAGCAACAATCTTTTCAATTTGAGCTATATCGATGCTCTCTATTTCTCTTAATGCTTTGGCAAAGTTCAACAGCGCCATTTGATCATCTTTAACTGCTGCCGCTCGGCGTTCATCTGCAAGCGCTCTGTTTTCATCAATACGGCTAAACCTTTCAGCTCCAAGACCTTGATCAGCCATGGTACGTGCTTGTGCCAATTGAGTACGAGCTTGTTGTTCTTGGATAGTAGACTGTACTTGCGCCATTTGAATCTGTTGCGCTTGTTGTTGTTGTTGCTGAATTTGTTGATTAATTCTGTCTTTATTTTGAATAGTTGCAGCATCAATAAGACTAGCATCAGGTATCGGCACACCCAATTCTTTCAATTGCATCAATTGAGCAAACTGCATTTGTTTCTGAGATTCAGTATTGAATCCAAGCTCAACCATACAATGATATTTACCAAATGCTTTATTATAAAATAATGGTGCCGGCTCTTCACCTTCTAATAGATTTTTAATTTTACCCGGAACATAGTTGTTTTGAATAACCTTCATGATAAGTTCACCAAGTAAGTTCTGAGAGTAATCGAGTCGATCAAAAAGAGGTTGAAGTGTCGTAAGGCCAGCTCCTTGGCGAAGCGCAGACAATATCCCCGCCTTATCATCAATAGCAGAGCCCATGAGCTCTTCGTTCACCCCAGATACTAAATTCATTTCCTTAGAAAAGGTGTCTTGTAATTGGAAGAAGTATTGTGGAATAGCAGGAGGAGTAATTTGCTGGATATCAGTCATAGCCGCTTCTTCCTTAAGGGGAATTATGCGACCCTGTCCAGTCTGGAATAAATGCTTCACATCAACAGGAGCATTTTCCTTAAATATAAACCCACTATTAACCACTGATTCAGCAGCATCAGCTGAAAGTATTACGCGACGATTAAATAGTATTTGTGGATCACGCAAAGAACGACAGATGCCCTGAATACGACTGTAGTAATAGGGCATCATGGGATTGTAGTAGCCAAGCACTGGAACAAATGGGTAACAGTCTATATTTAAACTGTTAGGCCCATCATAAAATACTTTATCTTGGATCATTATCGCCATACGAACAGTTGGTATATCCTGTTCTATCATAGTCACTTGAGGATAATGATCCAAAAAAGTTCTCACGTCTAAATCATTTTGATTAGTTATCTCAAATGTTTCACCAGTTATTTTATCAATGAGTAACTTTTGTTTGCGGTAATCACGATAATAATACTCATCATATGCAAGCCTATTTTGTTGCGTTTGACCATAGCTTTCAGGCATATATTGAAATCTACCATCTCGCCCTGTTCCTGTTGGGTTACCTGGAAGCGCCATGATTTCATCATAACGATCAGGTATCAACGCAGCGGCTGCGCTATGAGAGAGATATGATCTTCTCCAAACAAATGAACAGTCTGAAAGATCAGGCTTTCTAAAGTAAGGGTCAATGAAAAAGCTATTATATGAGCAGTTATCAACCTTAAGGTCACCTGATACAGGATCATTGCGGTAATCCATATACACGTGAAGTAAGTTCATGCCGGCAATACATGCACCTTGATGGAATGCTTCGGAGATAGTTTCGTAAATGCCTTCACGCTTATAAATGTTAAGAAGGATCTTACTCCATTGGTCAGCTGTTTGTTGATCGCCATTCTCTAATGGAACTACTATGGTTGATTTTCTATTACGGCGTTGATATCCAGAGACCATATTACAGAGTGGTCGAACACGGTTAAAATACCATGATCCTCTATTATTATTAGGAAGAGCTTGGTTAAGATCTGCCATTAAGGAAGTATCACCAGCTTCAAGGCGTGTATCAATGGTAGCTTCAGTCCAATATATCTGCCAAATAGACTGATTAGCAGAATAGTCAGCGTCTATCTTTTTTTTTATAGCGCCGTAGCTTTCATTAAGTGACTCAGGTTGCCGCATTAACATTTTAATCCCCTCTCTTTGACTCCTTCCATCAGAGCCTAGAAAGAAGTCTAGTTATGTATCAGAAAGAAATCTATTATTTTATTATCACTGATATCTATCATAGCGTGAATCATTGCGAAAGAACCGTGGAAGTTGATCATTATCACCATAAAGTGCTTGAGCTTTCTTGCGATCAAACTCTTCAGCGGTCATACCCTTTTTAGTTTTATGAATCGCTATACATAAATAACGCAAAGCATCTGCATAGTGATTGGCCCATGATTTAACAGGTCGCGGCAGATAGATTTGTTTCATATCATCCCACTCTTTGCGATAGTTTTCTAATGCATTGATAAGTGAACGACACTTTTCAGCATCAATCCAGAACTTGTTAAAGTGAGTCCAAACGTTTTCAATACCATCAATAATACCAATCTGATCAACAAGGGTAAAATCTATACCTAACTGTCGCGCTTTTTCATAACGAGTTATAGCGCCACCACCCCATTCCCGCACTTTAATATCATGAGGAGCAAAGTGTTTGCCATACTTATAAGGCTTATCTTGAATGATCTTAGCATAATGGTCCAAGCCTAAGTTATTATTGCTGTAGCAATCAATGATACGAACAACTGTCCCATCGCCAACTGTTTGGAAGAATATGATAGTTGTTGCATCGTTAACCCCAATATCCCATGCAGTGTAAACGAGAAGTCCAGGTTCCCATGCGACATGGCCAATTTGGCCTCTCAGTTTTATAGCATCAAGATGAGTTCCATAAAAACTACCTGATATACCACGATCAAAACTGCATTCATATTCTTGTAGATATAACCCTTCATCCATCTGAGCCCGCTCTTGTACAAGAACTTCGTGAGGAATATGGTCTATTTCAGATGCTTTGTGAACAAACACTTTCCACTCAGGAAGCTCTTGAGCTATCTTCCATAACTGCCAGAAGTGATTCTTACCGCGTGGCGTTCCCACCACAGCACACCAACCACCATTAGCGGCTAGTAT